ACTTTAGAGGGTCAACATAGCCCTTGCCGTCTGAGGTCCACTTTAGGTACTTGCCCTTGCAGATCTCGAAGTGTAGGTGTCGGCCAGCAGATGCACCGGTGTTGCCCATGATGCCTAGTCGAGTACCAGCCTTGACCTTCTCACCTTTGACAACAGTTAGCGAGTTCTCAACCATGTGAGCATAGCGAGCTGTGTACCACTCGCCGTTTATCTTTGAGCGAATGTCAACATAGTAGCCAACCCCACCAAGGGAGCCGTCTGGGTTCTTTAGCTTTGAGGTGCCGGCAGCAACTACTGTGCCATCGTGCCAGGCTTCGTTCCAAATCTTTGCCTTTGGTCCCCATAGATCAACACCATTGTGGTGTTTCTTATACTTCTCGATTGGATGGATTCGCCAGCCAAAAGGTGAGGTGACTTTCCAGTCTTTTCCAAACTTGCCGTCAAGGGGCATCTGAGGTTTTGTTTTCATCTGTTTACAACTCCAATGATTAGGCCAATAAGGGATACAACTGATGCAGCTAAACCTGTGTAAGCAATCTTTTCAATCCAAGCCAGGCGAGCCAGGGTCAGCTCTACCTCTCTCAAGCGAGCAGGAACCTCGTCTAGGTGGTCCAGCTTCTCAAGGATCTTGACAAGGGTTTCCCCATGCTCAAGTTGCTTGGCGTAAATTGCTTGCTGGGTAATGCGTACCCCAGTTGTTTCCTCAGCCATTATGCGGTGATAGCTGCGATTTCGTCAGCCGTTAGACCGAGAGCGGCAAGCTTAGCATTGGCAGAGGCTTTTAGTGCTTCTTTTTCTGCCTCGGCTGCTAGGCGTTCTGCTTCCTGAGCTTCGTAAGCTAGTCGGTCAGTTTCTCGCTGTTCCAACTCGGCTGGGCTAAGAGGAATCTCAGTAGCTTCACCTGTCGAACAATCTACGACCAGCTTCGTGATGATTTCTGTCATTTTCTTTTCTTTCTTGTTAGTTAGGAACTAGGGGGAAGTGGTGACTATTCCGTCAGTACCTTTTAGTACGCCGTAAAGCGAAATAGTGGTCCCAGCGACCAAGTTAGTTCCAAGGTCGCTCTGAAACTTGACTGATGTTATTGCGGCGGTGTTTGCCCAAAGCCCAGCAGTAATTGTTTGGAATGCTGTTGTTGCGTTGTTCTCTCCAACTCCATCCACCGAGAAAGACTTGTTAGCGGCAGATGTATAGTTTGGGAAATAAATGCTCGCATTATCAAAAGTATTGGAAGTAGCAGAAGCACCATTTGAGAACCAATAGTAGTTTCCGTCAATAGATGAGTTCTGACTTACAACGCCACTTCCGCTTCCCCTAAGTCTGCGGTTTGAGGCAGCGGTTGAACCGCCGTTTATCTGAATCAAAATAGGGTCATCAACTGCCGCCCTGTCTGTTCTACAAGAAGCAATAAAAACTAAATCTGTATAAGTTTGCGGTATAGAAGTGAACTCAATCGAGGCAGCAGCAGTGCCTAGAGTTTTAGATTCAATTAGTTTCATTAGGCGATTACTCCGTATAAATTGAATGTGGACCCTGTATTGAAATTAGAAAGGGTCAAAGCTAAAGAGTTCACAGCAGCCGTGTTTGCCCAACGAGCAGCACTCGCTTCGGTAGCATTACCAGCATCATTTACACGGACTAAAACGGATTTATGCTTGTCAGTTGCGGAGTAGTCCATAATTTGAACAATGTAATTATTAAATCCGCTTGATGGTGGATAAGGGTAAACATCTAGCTGAACATTTGTGCCGCTAACAGTTCCGCTGGTGGCTGAGGAACCTGTACCAGTCATAAAAACGCTGCTGTAATTTGAGCCAGAATCGCCGTTGAATCTCATTCCAACATTGACAGGTGAACCAGTTCGCTGTGCTGTGATAATCAAAATCAAATCTCGGTAAGTTGCTGGAATAGATGAAAAGGTGACAGAAGCTGCTGATGAACTTAGAGTCACAGTAGCTAGAGGTGTATAAGTAGCAGTTGGCATTGTTATCCCTTTATTCCGTAGAGAGAGAAGCGAGAGCCAGAAACAAAGTTAGCCCCAGCACCAGCGATAATTTGCATACTTGTAAGAGCTGCTGTATTCAACCAAACTCCAGACCAAAGGCGAATGGTTGATGACCCAAATCCTGACAAACTTCTGGTGGTTGTGTTTTTTGTTGTTGAGTAAGGGTCAAGAATGTCCAAGACTCCACCGCCGTAAACATTTGAAGCGGCACTTGCTCCAGCATAAGTAGAAGCAACAGCGGCATCTTGACTTGTGCCAGAAGTGCTTGAAACAGATGAGCCATCACCCTGCAATAGATGATAAGCGTAATTGTTGCCTGAGTCAGCGTTGAATCGAATAAAGGCGTTTTGGACTGTGACTGCTCTAGTATCTCTCAGGGCCATACGAACCTGCAAATGTTTATAGGTAGATGAATAAGTGCTAAGGCTGCTGAAAGTAATAGAAGCCTGAGAGCTACCTAAAATCTGAGTTTCAATAAGCTCGTAGTCAGAACTAAAGGCAGCTCCCCCAGCCCCAGCAGCACTAAAAATACCTAACGCTGAAAGGGTCATTAGACCGCCGTTGCGTTACCAATAATGCGGTAAGAGTTAGTACCCACACAGACAACAGATACTGCGTCATAACGCTGACCAATGCGGTAAGCGGTTCCAGCGGTTCCTCGACCTGCAAGGCTAACGACTGTGCCATCCCTAGTGATCGTGACAGTTCCGGCACCATCCTGCAAGATGTCCACACGCTCGCCAGCCTGGAAAGCTGTGGCAGTTCCGATGCTGACTGTTGTGTTAGAGGCAGAGTCAAACTCTAGGATCTTGTAGCGGTCAGAGGTCAGCACTGTGTAAGTAGTAGCTGTAGAGGCTGTTAGTGTCACCTCGTTGCTGAGGTATAAGTTTACATCGGCAGCAGCTAGGACTTCACCAGCGGTAAAGGTTTTTCTTGGCATTGGGTTCCTTATGTTCTCGTTTTAGTTTACTACTCGTAGGCAAGGCGGTCATTGTCCAGCTCACCGAGGACTAGGTTGTCAAGGATGAAGATGGCAAAGTCAAGGCGTTCTAGGGCGAAGGTTATGTTCTTGCTGGTTGAGGTCCAGTCATGGCTGATGCCGATGATTCTCACATACTGCTCGATTGCCGGTGGGATGTCTGAGGGCTCAAACCTGACAAGCACAATGTCACCAATCTCAAGATCTAACACAGCATCCTGGTTGGCTTCGCTAAGTGTGTCCATAACTACTGTCAAAGACTCAAAGCGATACTGAGGTTCCTTGAATCTGGCAAGCAAGTAATCTGCCAAGAACTGCAACTCAGACTGGCTCGCGACTAGCAGGTTGCTCTGAGAGTAGCTTCGAGGTCCATAGACAGTCTGCGACTCTGTATCGGCAGCCGAGGCCTCAAGGACAGGGCTAGAAGCGTTTGTGATAAGGATGCGGTTGTAAAGGTTCTCAGATCCATACACATTGTTTACGCTGGCAAACTGGATGCCTGTGTAGGCTCATCGCTGAATACTAGGTTGGGCGTGTTAGGTACAGCGTTTCTCTCGCGGAATACGACCTTGCCATCCTTGCCAATGAACAAGTCTCCAAACTCTGAGTTGCTTACAAGTTGCAGATACTCAAGCACCGAGGTTCCCTCAGCTACAAGGGCACCCAGCATTGTTGAGTTGCCGGTGTCAATCTCTCTTTCGGCTGCTGGCCAGTCAACCTCGGGTCTGTCAAGCACAGCGTTCACGCGAGCACCTGAGAGCTGGGCAGTAGGGGTAAACTCCTCAAGCCCTGAGTTAGTCAAAGTTGAGAAGGCATCAGATACATCTATGCGAACCTGTGACCGGTTGCTTGGTGCGTAAACAATGTCAAAGTCATCTATGGCACCGATAAAGACTGGCTGGTCATTGCAGGTAATTCTTACAGTTCGGCGAGGAATGAGCTGACCAAAATAAGGGCCGTTGGGATACAAGGGGTCAAAGTGTCGGTCCGAGTTGTCAACAACAATGCTCGAGGTTCCAGCGTCAATGCGATCTAGTGCCTGGTTCTTACCGCGAGCTGTGCTTGTAGCAATCAGTCTGTCTGAGATGTCAAAGTATCTCTCGCCACCAAGGGTAAAGCTTGTGTTGTCTAGGACACCTTTGATTGCGTCATCAAGGATAAAGGCAAAGGGGTCAGCCTGACCGAGGTTCAGACCTAGTTCAACTTTGACTGCTGGGGCTG